GATTCAAGCAACAGAGTTGTAATAACACATGCAATCGGCGGCGACATTAGATTTGTAGATGGTGCAAATACTCCATTAACAGATGCATTTACTGCTTGGAACTACTCAACAAAATCAGGAACTGCAAACTTTTACGATTCGCCAACTGGATTGTCAAACGCATACATTGCGACACTTTGGAAAGAACTAACTTATACAGCAAGTAATGATGCTCCAACTGCTCTTGCAGCAGACGGCGCATTATGGTATAGCAGTGTAGTTGACGAAGTTGATATCATGGTACATGATGGCGATAAATGGGTTGGATACTTAAACAGCGATTCACCATATTACGATGCTACACCTGCAAATGCTCCAGACCCAGAAGGTCCGATTGTTGCTGCAAGTGAACCAGTAGACGGAGATCGTTCAGACGGCGGCAATCTTGTAACAGGCGATATTTGGATTAGTACAGCAGATCTTGAAAACTTTCCAAGAATCTATCGTTGGAACAATACACTAAACAGTTGGGTTGAACTAGATACAACAGATCAAACAACTGAAAATGGTGTACTATTTGCAGATGCACGTTACAACACAGCAGGTGCAAACAGTAGTACAGCAGGTACTATTGCTAATCTGATTACTAGTAACTTTGTAGATGTAGATTGTCCAGATCCAGCACTATATCCAAAAGGCATGATACTTTGGAATCTACGTAGAAGTGGCTTTAATGTTAAGCGTTTTGAGCGTAACTATGTAGACTTAGCAGCAGACAATGAACGTTTTGGTGACGAGTCAATGTCAGCATATTATCCGCATCGTTGGGTTACTGAATCAGCTAATGAAGCAGATGGCTCAGGTAGTTTTGGACGTAAGGCACAGCGTAAAGTTGTAGTACAAAAACTACAAGCAATGCTAAACGAAAACCAGGACATTCGCGACAACGAATCACGCATCTTTAACTTAATGGCAACACCAGGTTATCCAGAGCTAATCGGAGAAATGATTACACTAAACTATGACAGAGGCCTAACAGCATTTGTTATCGGTGATTCACCTTTCCGTTTAACACCAGATGCAACTTCTCTTAACGAATGGGCAACCAACGTTAATACAGTTGTTGAAGATAATGATAACGGACTTGTAAGTAGAGATGAGTACATGGGTGTTTATTACCCAAGTGGATTTACTAGTGATAATGCAGGCAACAATGTAGTTGTTCCGTCAAGTCATATGGTACTACGTACTTTCGCACTAAATGACCAAGTTGCGTATCCATGGTTTGCACCAGCAGGTACAAGACGTGGTGGAGTTACAAATGCAACTTCAACAGGTTACATCAACGGCGAAGGCGAGTTTGTTGCATCAGCACTAAACGAAGGACAACGAGATACATTGTATCAAAACAACGTCAACCCTATCACATTCTTAACAGGTGCTGGGCTAGTTGTATTTGGACAAAAAACTCGTGCAAGAAATGCAAGTGCTCTTGATAGAGTCAACGTTGCAAGACTTGTAGTGTACTTACGTAGTCAGTTGAATCAGTTAACAAAACCATATCTATTTGAACCAAATGATAAAATCACACGTGATGAAATCAAAGCACAGGTAGAAAGTTTAATGGTTGAACTAGTGGGACTAAGAGCTCTATATGACTTCTTAGTTGTGTGTGACGAATCAAACAACACACCAGCGAGAATTGATAGAAACGAGTTGTACGTAGATATTGCTATTGAACCAGTCAAAGCAGTAGAGTTTATCTACATACCGTTGCGTATCAAAAACACAGGAGAAATCGCAGGGTTATAAGTCATTAAAGTAGGGGGAAAATAAAATCCCCCTACAAATGATAAATACATGTGATAAGGAGAAACATAGATGGCAATCTCAACTCTATTAAATTTAACAGTACCGTTAGCAAACGATACTAGTGCAAGCAGTCAGGGTCTGCTAATGCCGAAACTACAATACCGTTTCCGTGTAACATTGGAAAACTTCGGTATTACCGGCAACACAACTGAATTAACAAAACAGGTTATTGATGCAACCCGTCCAAACATATCATTCCAACAAATACCGATTGATGTGTACAATAGTAAAATTTATATGGCTGGCAAGCACGAATGGCAAGCAGTTACAATGAATTTACGTGACGATGTTAACGGAAACGTACAACGTTCAGTAGGCGAGCAACTACAGAAACAGTTTGATTTCTTTGAACAGTCTAGTGCTGCTACAGGACAAGACTACAAGTTTACACAACGCATTGAAGTACTAGACGGCGGCAACGGCGCCAATACTCCAGCTGTACTTGAAACTTGGGAACTGTATGGTTGCTATTTAACAAGTGTTGACTACGGATCAATGAGTTACTCAGCAAATGATGCAATGACAGTAGCTCTTAATATTCAATACGACAACGCTGTACAACTTAATGTAGGTGTTGGAACGCCTAACAACTTCCAAGATCGAAATACTGAAACAGGCACAGGTGCCACAGGCGCTGCCGCTCTTTAATAACATTTAAGAGATTGCTTGACTTCTAAGGAGCCCATTGGGCTCCTTATTTGTTATGTGCGCTGTTTAAATATAAGATAAATACTTTATGCCGTTAAATAGAAACTTTGATAACTTTAGCAATTTTGATACCAACAAAGGTATAATGGGTGATTTTACTCATGCTGCAAACTTGTATCGACGCAATAACTTTAGATTATCGCCTAAAGTTAAATTCCTATATCATGTTGTAATAGATGTAAACCCAATAGCGTTACAATCACTTGGTAACAATGTTAGCAACTTATTAAACAAACGTGAGTTTAATATACTAGCATCAGCTGCTGACTTGCCAACATATACTATTAATACAGAAACTATGAATCAATACAATAGAAAAAAAGTAGTTCAAACAAGAATAAACTACAATCCTGTTAATATTGAATTTCATGACGATGCAGCAGGTCTAACAACACTGCTATGGGAAGCCTATTATAGATATTATTATGAAGACGGCAACTATGCCGATCAAGGAACTCGTCCACGTGCATATCAAACTGGCTTATACGATAGTGAGCCTCAAAATACTTATAGACATGGTTTTAACAGAGCAGGCAAAACATATCCATTTTTTAACAGCATAACTATACACCAACTTCATCATCAAAACACTGATAGTCATTTTACTAGTTTTACACTTGTGAATCCTCTCATAGGAGAATGGCAACATGATAGAGTAGATCAATCAGATGGGTCAGGCGTAATGAAAAACACCATGCGTGTTGATTATGAAACTGTACTGTATGATAGAGGATATACAGGATTAGATGAGCCAGCAGGGTTTGCAGACAATGCACACTATGATAGATCACCTAGTCCATATAGTAGTACTAGTACAGAGTCAACGGATAACAAAACAACCGGAGTAGACGAAGGTTGGAAAAAAGTATTCACTGATATATTTTTAGAAGCAATAGGAATAACTGATTTTAATAGCGAACAACAACGCAATCTAAGATCAACATTTTCAACTACTCCAGTTACAACAAATAATAGAGTTCCGTTCAACAACAATGCATTTTTTCCAACAAACTCAACTCAAACAGCTATAACTACAGCATTTCTTGATGCAGCGTTAGAACCAAAAATATCTGAGAGAGAGTTGAGAACTAGCACTATTAAACAAAGAGACTTGGCTAGAAATGCACTTCGAAACTATGCAATAGCACAAGGATCGGCAAACTCTTTTAATGATAATGGACAGTTGTTTGATAACTTAAACACAGTTCAGCAATCTCAACTGCAACAAGCAGTTGTTGATAACTACAGAGTAGATCCAACATTACAAGGTGCAGCATTTACTAGTATTCTTGAAGATATTATAGGTGGTTAAATGAGTAGTATAACTGATAAAAGTATTAATAAATCAACGGACAGTGCAACAGAAGTAAAATCATTTTTTGATAGATACTTTTCAAAATCAATATCGATCACAAGTAATGAAGTTGATAGTGTGTTGGGATTTTTTAAAAAAAGAAAGTTTGAAGAAAGTGCAGCTATTGCTATAACTACAGTACTGTTACAACAAGCCAAATCTGAAAATAAAAATATATTTGAATTGTTGGATAGTTTAAAAGGATTAGACGAAGTAAAACTCAGTCAGCTAGTAGCTGCTATTTTAAATAACAATAGAAGCAAAGTAAGTGCTCTCGGCTACACAAGTGATTATCAAGTTGTAACATACGAAAATAGAAATGTTATATTATAATGTCACGTTTTGCACAAGGCAAGTATACATTAAAAAACCCTGAAAAATACATAGGCGGTAGAACTCCTACTTATAGAAGTAGTTGGGAGTTTGCTTTTATGCGTATGTGTGATACAAATGAAAATATAACAAAGTGGGCAAGTGAAGCAGTTCGTATTCCTTATAGAAATCCACTGAGTGGAAAATATACTATATATGTTCCAGACTTCTTTTTAGTATACAATGATCGTACAGGCAAACAACATGTTGAAATTATTGAAGTTAAACCAGCAAATCATACATTCAAAGAGCAACTAGGAAATAGTAAAGTAAACAAGTTGCATTATGTAGTCAATCAAGCCAAGTGGGGCGCCGCTAAAGCGTATTGTAAACAAAAAGGAATGATATTTAGAGTTGTCAACGAAGGAGATATTTTCCATCAAGGTAAGAGAAAAT